TTCATCGCCAATAATGGCAAATTTGATGTATCGTAATAGTCGTACATGATATTAATTCTTAATAATAGTCGGAATCTTCAGACGAACTTGACGAGCTATATTTGTTGCGGCGACCGTTACCCTTTTTCACCACCCATGCATCGCCACGTTTCTTGTACAGCCGTTTGACAGCGCTCCATGCTACACGAAATGCGACACTTTCGCTATCATAGTGATCGTATGCATTGTTAAATGCTCGTCTAAAGATTCGTTTTGCACGAGGCGGTAATTTTTTAACTGCGCTAGGCAACTGTGATGTTCTATTATAAGGCATTGCAATGGAAAACGGTTGTTCCGTTTGCAAAACTGAACCAATTACTTATCACAATGTATTATGTCTAGATTGCTGGTTTCTATTGTGCGATTTGTACAAATTACAGAGCAGCACTCATTTTGAAAACGAGTTTATGTTAGACTATTACAATGACAATAAGACGCAGTTGTCAAACGATGTGCCCGATCCGTGTACCGCTTATAAAATGTATCTACAAAATGCGGTGAATAGGTACAAGAGGATAAATAAAATGCTATAATATATTTTGACTTTTTTATTTTTCAATTTAATATATGGCGACAATTTACGCTTAAGCGAAACCCTACTATTCAATATGCGATCAATGTCCTTGGATTTTTTCCCATTCACGTCTCGTAGCTCGATGAGTTCTTGTAGACTAGTAGCACTATTACAGTCTTTGTCATGACGCATGGATTTGATTCTAGGGAAGCGAATGCTTATATTGTTTGCTGTATGCACTGTGCTCTCTGTAAACTCGAAACCGACAATCTCCCAGACGGGCTGATCATTTATGTCTATGGCAATGTAATCAGGCACAAGATTTGATTGAAGCCATTCGGGCAATTTCTCAAAACTTTTCATCTTTGGCTTTAGCAGCTCGTTAACGACGCGCAATTGTGAGTCTGTCAGACCTGTATGAACTTTGGTAACAGTCTTCCATTGATTCGTTAATCGATCACGACACACCATCAGGAATGTGGACATGCGATTAATATTTTTTCCTGTACCGTTCCATGCAGCGGCTACAACCAAATCGACACTGTCTGCCATGATGCCTCCTTGAAATGTGTCTCTTTTAATTTTTAACCAGTGTCGTTTGCCTGGTTTGTAAGAGGTGTTTAAATTTTTCAACACAACCCCTTCCAAATTGCTCTGCATAAGTTCGTTAATAACCGTCATCACTTCGTCGTAACTGTCGACATATTTGCTCTGTGATAAAATGATGGCATTCTCCACGGGCGTTACATTTTGTTCAAGCAACACTCTTCTTTCACCCAAAGGCAACTGCATTATTGGTTTGTTCAAGTAGAGGCAATCGAATAGTACCAGACACACTTGTATATTAGAGTTTTCCAATCGCTTTCGTCTGCCCAAAGTGCCAAATTTGGTTGGTTCTCCAGTGGTCTTGTCGACAGCCACCAGTTCGCCATCTAATATCATGTCTGCATCTTTTGGTAACGCTGCCATCAACGACTCCATTATACAACTGTATTTATCTTTGCAAGTAGGCTTGAGGTTGCGACTATAAAAACTATAGTTACCGCCTTGTTTGTGCACTTGTACACGCTCTCCGTCATACTTGATCTCCAACAAGTAAACTGTGGGTTTTGGCTCGAAACAATGACCTACACATTTTGTGATCTTTGCGAGCATCGGGTCGATCGGTATTCCTAGCATCGAGTACGACTCAGTGTTGGTTTTATTGATTTTTTGCAACACAAGACGTATATCGTTGCATTCTTTGTATATATTATATGCCTTTTTGTCGATGGCATTTAATACGTGTTTGATGCCTAGTCTGATACACAAATCTTTTTGTACAAGACGAATGATGCTCGTCTTGGAATCAACGTCACATCTTGCCATGATTAATAAAAAATCAGTGGACGGATTTCGTGTTCGGGCCTCGATGGCTATTAAAAAATCGTCAACATCTTTCATTGTGACGTCACGATCAATGTTTTTATAATTATCTCCTGCTGCCTTCTCGTGCGACAAAGCTAGCCAACGGGCCATGTTGATACCACTGGACGGCATGAGTTCGCCGTCGCCAATTTGATCACAAATATATTTGAATATTTTGACGAGTTGTGCTTGTTTTAGATTGTAGACGCGTTTTGAAATGGAGGACGGCACCAACATGTCTATCCATAATGCAATGTCCGGCGTGAGGTTGCCCGTTTCGTCGTAAAACACTTTTCTAAGCACTTTAATCTTCTCAATGTAACTGGATTGTTGTTCAATCAGGGCGCAAGTTTGCACAAAAGTTGCGAACGGTACAGTGGCCATTATAATTGTGTTACATTATATCGTGCTAGTATCAGTATTTATAGAACAAAACTATTTGAATAATATTTTTGATAGTTGCGTGACCCAATCACATTGTATGTCGTCTTGTATGTGGGCAATATCGGGTCTTGTTTCTTTGATTGCTCTTTTTTTATGTGAGCATCTACAGTTTTGCTGATGACCTTTTCCAATTTGAATCTGTATACTTGAGACATGACGCCTGATTAATTGAGCGCCGGTATCGGCCAGCCATTTATACGGAGAAAGTTTGACACGGGGCCAAATGTTTTGATATTTTTAGCTTCCTTCAGGAAAAAATATTCTGAATTGTTGCCGCAAGAAAAAGCGGTAAAACGACATGATGAAGTTGTGCCATTCTAGTATAACGTTCAACGGGTGATTAGAGGTAACTTGCCGTCTTGTGTCGTCTGCCAATCGCATCTGTTTACGGTTTTCGGATTTAGTGAGCAACTCGTAATAACGCTTGTAGTTTATAGGATTCTTGCCCCATTTGGCGTACTTGAATAGGCGAATAATCATTTTTTTTGGTGCACACATGACGTGCCCCGGCGCCGCTCCACCATAGTCCAGATCGCAACACTTGATCATATTCTTGTTGGCTGGACACACACCCAAAGTTCTAATTATTTGGCTGATAGTTTTACTTGTTGAAATGAAGGGATTGTGTTGTTTCAGCAGCATGCTCATTATAGTGTTGTATACGAGAAAACTTCTGTATATTTTTTGAGATGTCATTGCGTCTTCGCTATACATGATGTGATTAAAGTTGAACACATGCGTATTGGGCGACGTACCCAATTTGTATTCGTGCATTTCTTCCGTATCTGTTTCGGGCACATCATTAACGTAGATGATGGTCATTGCTTGCGGTAGCAATACTACACTAGTGTTGTTATACACTAGATCAATGTATTGGTCGTCGGCCATTAACAATATATTTGTAGTGTTACGCATGTACATCATGATGTGATACGTGACCATTTCGATAACACGTAAATCTTTTTCTCCAGATTTATCCAATCCAAAGTATATCGGCTTACTCGCTTCATTTGGCAACAACACAACACATATGCTGCGATCGCAATTGTTATAGCTAGCAGAATAATTTATATCTGACTCGTCCAACAATTCAAAAAAATAAGGCTGATATCTGTAGTTCAAATAGCAATTTTCGAGTTCGGTCGCGTGTAAATAAATTTTTGTTCTTTGCTCCGTCAACTTGTGCTCATACGTTGATATCACTCGACAATTCACTCGGGAACGATGAATCGGACATTGCGTCTTCGGCAACAATATCGGTTTGTAGACACTTGATTTCACCGATACACACTGAGCGGACTTGGTTATTCGAGTCAAAGACATTGAGATTGATGTATTTGTCGAATTTTAATTTGATGTTATCATTAAGTATAAATGTAAACACGTCTTCTACGTTTAGCGACATTTAAAATAATGGACGAACAGCCGTCGAATAAAAGAAAACGTGATGACGAAGATATTGCGATCAAACTTGAAATTGATCCAATAGATCCTGTAGAAGTGTATAATGTTAATAGAAATGAAAATGACTTGTCGTTTCCTGGTCACCGCCTATTGGTGTTGGACAAGACTCAATACGATAAGTTTGTCAGATACGAGCCGCAGTCTGATGGCACATACAAAGATTTATACACAAACAAACGGTACACGAAGAAAGAATTAGTAGAGTCAGGAATTATTAAGCCGTATACTAAATTAAGATCTCAATTCGATCAGCTTTGTATAATCGTGTACTAATGGTGTTTTCAAATAAAAACGAGGATAAATCAAAAAAAGATGCCTCTAAAAAACGACCAACCAACGGACAGTTTAAACGACCATCTACCAGCTCCACTCGATTATCTGAAAGCGTATCCCCTATAGCTTCTACGTATAGCGAAGCAAATGCGCTAATGGAAGAGACAAACATCGACACGTCTGTAGTAGACGCAGTCAATGCTATAACATCTTACGTTCCTGAACCACCTGTAGAACTAATGGATATATCCCCAACACCAAACAAATCTGACACAATATATTTTACATCAAAGCTGAATAATATGTTTTCAAACGTTTACAATGCTGTGCCACTTGTATTATCAAGCATTAGTGATGCGCCTAACAATAATAACGATATATTAACAGTTAATGATGAGGTGAAATATTACTTGAGAAACGTACTGAAAACAGACAAAACTTTTAGAGACATGATCAACATCAACAAATACGACAGTGTACGTATTGCGTTCATCGATCAAATAGATGAATTAAAACAGTATCAAATGAGTAAAAATAATCTATTGACGACTATTCATATGTTGCATAAATTGTATAATGGCTATCAAACGGTTGTACCCGAGTTGATACATTTAATAGTCAATAGCAATTATACAAAGGGCAACACGGACATTGTAGAATTGGTCACTAATTTTATAAACAATTGTACCGGACACATTGTTGATACTATGACAAAGTACATGATTCCTGGTCGTACAACATCAAGTATACCGCCCCTCAACATTATTGATGGTCGAATCACAAAATATCAATACGACTTGACCAGTCTGTACAACTTGACGTTTTTCAAAGCCAAAGGCCGTACCTACTACAAATACACACCTAATAATGCTTCTATCGTAAGCAAGCCACACAGTACCGCGCCTGGTTATACTTTGTATCCAGAGAAATTTAACGTAGAGTATGTGGTATGCGAATTAAACCTTTAAAAATTTATATTCATATCTACGTAGTCATCATGC